TTACGAAAAAATCAACCGTCCAAACAAAAAAGACCTTTTTGTGTGGGTTCCATTTGACCACCTCAAAACAATTAAATTCTCAATTTTACCTAAACCCCAACCCCAACCCATGAGTAACTACACCCCCCAACCCAACACCTTCTCCCTGTTCGCTAACGACAAGGGCGACAACCCAAAACGCCCCGACTACCGTGGGGACATCATTCTCCCCGACGGGACCAAGATGCGGTTATCCGCATGGGTCAAGGAAGGGCAGAGCGGCAAGAAGTTTTTGAGCGGCAAAGTAGAGCCGATGAACGAATCCCGTCCAGCAAATGCCTTTGAACCACAGGCTGGAGATATGCCGTTTTAGTGTAACTTTGCCCGAAGATTACATTTAAGATTAGACGCATTCCTTGTATAGCAGCCAAGGAGTGTTTAGATAAAGGGTTCCCGTTAAACCCCTCGCCCTGGCTGCTGCTATCAGTCGGGGCGTTTTTTTTACTACCACATGGAAAATAGTTGGTACAAGCACTCCCCCAGCGATTGGCTCGCAGGACGAATCAGCCGCAAATCTTTTGAATTGCAGGGGGCATTCATTCACATTTGTCAACTCTACTGGGTCAAGCACGGCCACTTTACGGCCCATCAAGCAAGCCTTGAAATCGGGGCGACCCTGCTTGGTCAGTTGATGGAAGCCGAAATCATCAAGGAGGAAGGCGAACAAATCCGCATTGAGTTCCTTGACTTGCAGATGGACGACCTTAACCGTCTAAGCCAGCGAAGGAGCGAGGCTGGACGCAAAGGTGGGGAGAACAAAGCCCAAGGAATAGCCAAGCAAGATGTAGCAAGTGCTAAGCAAATCGTAGCAAGTGCTAAGCAAAACGAAGCAGATAAGATAAGATTAGATGAGATAAGAGAAGATAAGATTGAGATACAAGAGAAGAAGAAGAATACTTGTGTCCTTTTTGACCAATTTTGGAACCTCTATCCCCGCAAGACCTCCAAGCAGTCCGCATCCAAAGCCTTCGCCAAGTTGAAGGACGAAGACCAGCAGGCAGCCATCAACAACATCTCCCGCCTCTACGCAGAAACCCCCGTGCAGTTCGTTCCCCATGCGGCGACCTACCTCAACCAAGGCCGATGGGAGGACCAAGTAATCCCAAGGAACGCTACCTTCAACCCACTAAACCAAACCGACGATGAACCCTTACCATCTTACCGCTGAACGGCGGCTCCTGTCCTGCCTCATGGACACATTCACCAACCGAGCGGTCCTGCTCCTTCAAATCCCCGAACGGTTATTTACTGGGAACCATGTCCTCGTTTATCGGGCCATTGAATCCCTGCACCGAGCAGAGCGACCTGTTGACTTGGTTGCGGTCCACAAGCACCTCATTGACAACGGGCAAGCCCATGTCATCGCTGAATTTGTGGACATCTTGGACGGCAACACGCTGACCTCCGACTGGAAGGTGTACGCCTCCGACCTCAACGAAGCGTGGAAGCAACGGGAGGAACAACGCATCATGGACGAGTTGGCCCATGACAGGGACATACCCAAAGCCTTCGCCCGCTATCAATCCATGCAGGCGGTGGAAACCAACGCCACCGAAACTACTGCTCACGAATTGGCCAAGGCGTTTCTGCTCAACATGAACGAGGTCCGTGAAGGCAGGCGCAAGGATTCTATCTTCCCGACCTACATCAGCCCGATGGACCGAATGCTGACGGGATTCAAGCCTACCGAGTTTATTCTATTGGGCGGTCGGCCCGCAATGGGCAAGACGCTCTTAGCCCTGCAAATCGCAATGAATCAAGCCATGGCCGACATTCCCGTGGTGTTCTTCACTCTTGAAATGTCAGCGGAGCAACTTACCCAGCGGATGCTTTCCAACCTCGCCACCATGGACGGGGCGCACTTTTTAAACCCGACCGAGCGAATCAGCACCAAGGACTTCATGGACCTTGGCCAAAAAGCGGACCTCCTAAAATCCAAACCGCTGTATATCGTGGACCTGCACCAAGCCAACCTTGACCGCATTGAAGGCGAAATTGCAAAACTCAAAACCAAGTACGGGATTTGCGGGTTCTATTTGGACTACCTCCAACTCGTTGAGCCAACCAAGATTGACAAAGCCAAGCCGAAAATTGAGCAGATGACCAACATATCCAAGACCCTCAAAGCAATTTGCAAACGGCAGAAGGTGTTCGGGGTCGTGGTGTCATCCCTATCCCGTGCAACCGAGGGAAGGAGCGACCATCGGCCCATCATGTCCGACCTTCGGGAAACGGGGCAGTTGGAGTTTGATGCGGACAAGATTGGCTTTGTGTATCGTCCCTACGAACACGACAGGAACCAGCCATCGGATCTCATGGAGGTCATCGTCCGCAAGAACCGCAACGGTTCCCTCGGCATCGCAAACATCCAATGCCACCTTCCCTACACCAAAGCCAACGAATACCCACCCCATTCCCTATGATGGAAGAATACAACCTCCAAGCGGCCTGCGTCAAGTTGTTCGCAATGCTCCGACCCAACGAGCAGGGCTTGCTATTTCTCAACCTCAACAACCCCCGCTCCCGTTCCAACGGATTCTTCCTAAAGGGAATCGGCCTGACCGCTGGCGTGGCCGATATGACCTACCTATCACCCAAGGGTGCGGTGTTCCTTGAATTTAAAACACCCAAGGGCAAGCAGTCCCTATCCCAAAAGTGGTGGCAGGGGGTCGTTCAGGATGCAGGGTACAGGTACGAGGTGATTCGCTCCGTGGAAGATTTCCAAAGAGTGTTGGCTGAATGTGGCTAACTTGTGTATATCTTTGACCCATGCACCGATTCCTGCTCCTTCTGCTGCTGACCGCCTGCACCAACGACCGCCCGTGGCGGGTGATTGAGGTTCGGCCCAAGGGGAATGCCTGCGAGTATGTGCTATCTCGGAGCAACGGATTCGGGCCGCAGATAAAAAACATAACCGCACCATGCGGGAAGTACACATTATTCCAAACCATAAAACCCTAAAAATTATGTGGATAAAACGATTATTTTGCTTACATTATTGGATAAAACCTGAAATGCAAAAAATAAGACCCAACGGAATGTTTGGCTTATTAACACAGTGGGAGTGGGAATGCAAAAACTGCGGTAAAATTAAATGGAGTAACTATGAAAATGTAGAGCCAGAGCCAAACATGGTTTAATAATTTTTATTGCACCTAACTCGCATATTTGTCTAACCCCCAACCCCTAACCCATGAAACCAACCCCCACCGATTTCCGCCGCTGGCAGATTCACATCCGCAAGGAGTGCGTGTCTTGCAGCCGCCCCGACCGCTCCGAAACCATCAAGCCTTGGTCCGTGAACTGGACCCTGCTCGGTAGAATCCTCCAAGCCAAAAACGCATGACCATGCCCTGGATAAGACCCCAAGACCAAATGCCCTTTAATGGGCAACCCGTACTAATTACTGACAATGAAGGGATGCAAATTGTGGCTTGGTATTGGGTCAAAGAGGATAAATGGCACTCCGAAAACCATTCATGGTTTACTTGTGAAGTCGCTTATTGGATGCCCATCCCCGAAATTGTTTAACCCATGACCCCAGCCCTCATCCATCATCTTGTTGACACCACGGCCGCCATCTTCCTTCGGCATCACCCCCGACCAAGTGCGGTCCCCGTCAAGGGAAAGGCCCTGCGTAATCGCTCGGAACATCGTGGCCGACATCGCATACAACGAGTACCTATTCACCTTCATGGCTATCGGCAAGGAACTGAACCGCCACTACTCCACGATAATCATAAACCTTGAATCCTTCCACAACGATTGCAAGGCGAAGCCTCAACTCCGCTACCTACGGAGGCAAGTTTTCAACAACGCACAGGACTACTTGCAGACGGCTGAAGGGGCGTATATTACTGACACTCTGCAACTTCCGCCCACCGAATAGCCCAAAACCGCACACATCCCCAAGGGGTCGGCCTAACCGCTGACCCTTTTTTTTTGCAATCTTTGTGCATGGCATCCGCAGACACCGTAATCCTTGACCTCTACCGAAGCGGCGAAATCCGCAAAGCCTGCATCACGATTACGGGTGGCGACCCGCTTTGGAGGGACTTGGAACAGGAGTGCGTCCTTATCCTGCTGGAGAAAGACCCCGCCAAAATCCTGCAAATCCAGTCGCAGGGGTACTTCAAGTTCTATGTGGTTCGGTTGCTGCTGAACCTCTACCGAGGAAAGAACAACCAGTTTGCCCAAAAGTACCGCCATCACGACC